TTTGTTCATTCCATTGCAGAAGATGTAGTGAGAATTATGGATGAAGTAACTTATGATATCCTTGCTTGGAGGCACTATGCACAGAATGTAGATGTCAATGAATTACTTCCTTACATTCCAGTTCCTGAGCGATATGATATGCTTAGCGGAAAGGTATTAGTAGATGAACTTACATCAATGGTACAAGCTAAAGTTGATCCTGCGATTATCAATGCAGCACAGATTGAATTAGCAGATAAGAAATTTAATGAATCAAAAGTAAAAGACCTTGTGATATTAAAGCTTAAACTTGATCCTTTCGCAGGAGTACCTGAGGAGAACATCAGCTTGCAAAGAACATTTGGAGCCGTAGATCAGAATGATTTAGTAGTTCATGCTAACATTAGTAAATTTGTTACAAAAGCCTTATCAGAAGTTGATGGCTTTGCAGATTTATCATATAGTGAGCAAGAGCAAATCATGCAGAAATATGCTGCTGAATTTAAGAAACCATTACCTCCAACTACATTAGCATAATAAATGGCTAAAGCAGATGCAATAATAAGGCAGATTACAGACCTTATAGAAGCTCGAATTGATGCTTGGAATAGTAAGATGCCAAAGCTTCAAGAAGATGCCTATAAAGTCGTATTAGAGCTATCTGCTGAATTGGAAACATCCAACGGACAAATCAAGCCTTCAGTTAAGAACATCAAAACTATTGCAAAGATTAAAGCAGAGCTTGATAAAACTATCTTCAGCAAGGAGTATCAGGATGATCTCGATGCAATCATTGAAGATTATAAAACTATCTCAGCATTACAGCGTGATTACTTTACTGCAACGGTAGGCAAGTATAAAGTGCCATCAGTGCTTGAGCAGATACAACAGCTTGCACAGGATAGCGTAATAGAGCAGTTAGGCCAGGATGCAATAGCAGCCAACTTCACAGGACCAATCAAGGACATCTTAGTTAAGAATGTAACTACAGGTGGAAGCAGAGCAGATTTCATCGAGCAAGCAAGAGAGTTCATGCTTAACACTGATAGCGGTGATGGAAGATTAGTGAGATATACGAAGCAGATTGTAACAGATAGCTTGAATCAGTTTAGTGCTAACTACAATGCAACGCTAACAGATGATTTAGGATTAGAATGGTACAAGTATGATGGCTCACTGAAGGATACTTCAAGACCGTTTTGCGATGCACTTATAGCAGCAAAAAAGTCTTGTATGCCTTACATCCATGTGAGTCAATTAGAAGAAATTGTGAGCGGTAATATTTGCGGAGAGCAAGTTCCTATCTATGAGAAAACAGGACTTCCACAAGGAATGATAGCTGGAACTAATGCTTCCAACTTCCGAATAAATCGCGGAGGTTACAATTGCAATCATCAACTATATCCTGTAAGTGCTGCAGTAGTACCTAAAGAATTGAGAGATAAGTTCAAAAATGCTTAGCATTATATTATATTTGCATAAACATAAAGTCCGCAAGGAAAAACACTATGACATTAGCTGAATTTATTCAAGAATTATCAGACAGAGTACAAATCGATGCTGCCGATGAGCAGTTAAAGCAATTAGTAATGAATCCTGCACTTTCGAATGTGCAAATTCCTTCTAATATTGCAGCTTCAGTTCAATCAAAATTGATGACTGAGAACGAAGCAAAGACTAACTTCAACATTAAAAAGCACTTCACTGGCACTGCTTTGAGCACAGTGGATAGTAAGATTAAAGATTTATTAGATGAGTTTGCATTTGATGATGAAATCAAATCAAGCATTCTTACTGAGCAATCTACTTACAACCGCATTCCAATGCTTGCTAAAGCTATTGCTGATGCGAAGGAGAAGTCAATCAGTGCAACAGGAGGAGAGAAGAAAGCATTAGTAGATAAGATTGGAGAACTTCAGAACTTATTGAATGCAGAGAAGGAAGCTCGCAAGTCTGACATCGATAGAGTGAATTCACAATGGCAAAGTCAGTTGACTGAGAAGGAGCTTTATGCTATGTTCAGCCAATATAACTACGCACTTGATCTTGATAAAGATGTAACTATCTCAACGGCTAAAGGTCTTTGGGAGAAGAAACTTAAAGAAAAAGGAGGCAAGTATACATTCACTAATGATGGATTGAAACTTGTTAATGCAGAAGCTCCAGACCTACCTTTCACAATTGATAATAAGACAGTAGATGTCAAATCATTTACTGAAAATGTCTTGGCTGAGGCTAAACTGTTGAAAGTGCAAGGACAAGCTCCTGCAGCTCCTACGCAAACTCCTACTCCTGCACCTGTGCAAGTGAGTAAACAAACAGCTCCTGCTGCTAAAGGTGCAATGTCTAAAGCATTAGCAGACTTCAAAGCAGGTAGCAATCAATATTAACAGTCAATCTCGTGATATGTGGCGATAAGCCAAACACATTAAAACAGGGAGCAATCCAACACAAGCAAAGTAAAAAGTTTAAATTAAAATCTAATTATCCTTAAATAAAATGGCAAACGGATATTGCGAAGCCCTGTTATTGCACTTAGAGTCAATTGCAGGCACTAACTATCCTGGTAAGAAGGTAACTGTTCCAGGTTTCTTAAATATGTTGATCAGCCAGCCTGATCGACCTTTCGCAGCAGCGAATCAAGGCGGACACTACAAAGATGTTCGTGTAAAATATATGCCTCGTACTACTACGGCTCAAGTTTCTACAACTGATACTTGCTCAGTAGATTTCGTACCTGCATACCTTGAAACAAATGTTTCAGTTAACAATGTAGCTCAAACAGGTGTTTGGGTATCGGATGATACAGTTCGCCAATATTGCGAAGATGCATCTCGTACAGTTGCTGTAGGTCAACCTGCAACAGCTATGATGAATGAGCACTTAAACTCAGTTCTTCATGCTATGAACGGTATCTATCAAAAGATGGAGAACATCTTAACTGATGCTGTAACTTGGGGAGCACATGTGGCAACAGGATCTTCTGCTGCTGTAACAGTAAACATCGAGCAAGATGGTACATTAAATGACCTTGCTACAGGTTTAACTAAATTATTAATGGATGCTGAAACTAACGAGTTCTGCGGTGCACCTTACATGGTTGGACCATTAGGCTCTAAGATGCATGCTTATTCATTACAAAACAAGTACAAAGCATTAGCTGCTGGAGAAGGATGGGATCCATCAATGTTAGCTGCTAACGCTGGCTTTGCATTCTTTGCATCAGGTCAGGCTGCTTCAACTTGGGGAAATGCTAATGCATTAGGTATGTTCGCTCCAGGATCTGCTCACTTAATCGAGAGATTAGACAATGTAGGTTCATTCGCAGGACAGCGTGGTTCTTCATTCTTTACTACAATCATCGATCCTCGCACTCAGTGCTGGACTCCAAATGGTTTATCAAATATTCAGTTTGACTTACAAGTTAAGTACATTGACTGTCCTGATGATTTAGGCCGTTTAAATGGTGGTGGAGCTATTGATCCAACTGAATTAACTGCAGCTCGTGGTTATGCATTAATCATTAAGAAGCGTTATGCTTTATTCCAAACTCCGACTGATGCATTTGATGCTTCAGATCGTTTAACTGGATCTAATGGTGCATTGCTTTATACAATCACAAACTCTTAATAAAATTAAGTATAATCGGGAGGTGGGCAACTGCCTCCCATTTATAAAATAAAATATGAATTGCTTAACTGACTATATAGGTTTAAGAGGTTGCTCAAGTGCAATTCCTCCATCAGGTTTGTATGTTAATGATCTTCCAGGCATCAGCTTGAAGCAGATTGTTAGCTTGACTAATGAAGAAGAAAAGACCTATCAAGATTTGTGGGAGATGATCCAACGCAGAGCACAGAACAGATTCTCTTTAGATGTTCGTGAGCAGATGGGCAAGTCATATAAAATTAAGAGTATCAATCAAGGCATCAATGTAGATGGCTATTCAACAGGCACAGGAAGCTTTCCTGCTCTTGCTGCTTATGGCTTTACAATTGAATACGATACAATGGACACTGGTAATGTGCCAAGTCCTTTAACATATATCCACATCCAGCAGATTAAGTTCTATAGTGAAATATCAGGAACTTATGCATTGGATTTTATCAATATCGATGCACTTCAAACTATCTATTCTATCAGTGTAACTATTAATCCTGGAGTAAATATCATCGAGGTTAATACTACATTCAACAATGTAGGAAGAATATTTGTAGGCATTGGATTCGATGGAGGTTTAGATTACACTTCTATCAAAGCACCTTCTGATTATTGGACAGGATGCTGTGGTGCATTAGTAAGAGGTGCGAAGTTGGAGAACAATGTATTCTCATTTGGCAACGAGCTATATGGCTTCTCGCCAATATTCACAATCGGCTGTTCTTGGGATGGCTTGATATGTCAGAATAAAAATATATTCAGCAGAGCATTATGGTACTTATTAGGCATCGAAGTGCTAACTGAAGTAATCTATTCAACTAAGTTAAATCAATTCACTACAGTGAACTTACAGAAGGCTAATGACCTTCGCACTGAATATCAAGTGGAGTACATGAAAGCTCTTGAGCAGATATGCTCAGGAATGAATCTTGACTGCGATTGCTGTCTAGAGTGCTCAGGTAGTGTTCAGCTTCGTGAAACAACACAATTCTATTAATATGGGATGCAACTGCGGTAAACCAAAGCCAAGAGGCGGTAAGAGATAATGGCAAGTTCAGATACTTCTGCATTGATCAAGATAACTGCGAAGCTTCAATCGCTTGAGCAGTCAGATGCTTTGCTTCGCGAAGTGGCTACAACTATGCTTGCTGAAACAAGGCAACGCATCCATGAAGATGGAAAGAATGCAGCTGGAGGTAACATTGGAACTTATAAGAAGTCTTATCTTGAGTGGAGAATGGAGAATGGATATAAGACTACAGGAAGCAATGTAAAGTTATTCCTTACAGGTCAGATGCAGAATGATTATAAAGTAGTGCCTCAGAGCAAAACAAAATATGGCTTAGGCTTCAGTAATTCATTCAATGCTGATAAAGCAGGATGGGCTGAAGAAAAGTACGGAAAGATTTATGGTTTAACTCCTGATGAAGAAAAGCTGGTCCAAGACATATGCGATGAATTCATCAAAAACTTATTTAAGTAATGCCATACATAAACGAAATAGTAACAATCATCAATGATACTTTGGCTAATGGTAAGCTG